CGAACACAAGTACTATTGCTTGACAGCAGTGGTCAATACTTTACTATGAGGTACAATCCCGTGTACGCCAAACGCTTAACCCTTAATCTTGGAGTAGATAATGTACTCTTATTTTCATTTGTTAATCAGGACGAAAAGCCTGTTAACGTAAATGGATGTACTTTTACGTTCCGAGTTACTAACACAGCCGGTACAACTTTGTTGCTACAAGAGCCAATGACTATTCTTAATGCAGCTACTGGACAAGTTAAAGTGTCTATTCCAGCCGAGCATACGCTAGAGTTAATTGCTCAGCCAGCCAATTATTCAATCAGTGTACAAAGCGGTAACTTAAATCAAGCAGTATTTACTAACGCACAATCCGGAGCACGGGCTCCTATTGATCTCGTTAACTCAGTTTTTCCAAGATTTATACCTTCAATGCCATGTACTATCCCAACAATCAGTTTAACTTCGCAAGCATCATTAGATGGTAGTCAATTCCAAAACTTTCCGGGCTGGGCGGGCAATTGGTATTATGGCGGCAATGGAAGTAACTTTTTTAACAACTATGAGAATACAGAATTTTACTCAAGTTTCATTGAGCCACGCAACTATGTAACTACAATTCAGTTAGATTTGATTGGATATACCGGCACAATTAAAGCTCAATGGGCACAGAATTATCAAAGTATCTGGTACAATGTTACTGAATCTACTACATATCTAAACAAAACTGGTACTATCTATATGAATGTTATGGGATGGTATCCATTATTGCGTTTATGTTTTAATAATAGTATCTTTGCTACTCCTAATCCACCTGGCTATCCTGCTTCAGCTTACGCTATTTGTACAGATGGAGTAGTAACAGGAATGAATGTTCAAAACGGCGGAGCTGGATACTTAGCACCACCTAAAGTTGATATTTTAGGCAATGGATCCGGGGCTGTAGTAGAATCAATAATAAATGAATATGGTGTTGTTACTGGATTTAATATTTTAAACGGCGGCGCAGGTTATTGGCCTATTCCAGCTGGTGGAATTAATCCCGCTGCATATCCTGTTCCTCCTGCTAGTCAAGGCGCATTTCCGGTTATATCAACTGGATATGCAACTAACATACTGTACCGTTAAAGTTGATTTAGCATATTAACGTCTGCTATACTATAGCATGATTGACATAATCTCTTACTTGCCTGCGAAAAGAAAACATACCAGTTCAGGTTGGATTTCTTTTAACGCACCTTGTTGTATACACAATGGTGATAGCCAAGATAAAAGGATGCGGGGCGGAATAAAATCTAATAATGACGAATGGAGTTACCATTGTTTTAACTGTGGGTATACTGCTAGTTTCATATTGGGTCGTAATCTTAGTATAAAAGCTCGCAACTTATTAACATGGCTTAATGTGCCGCAAGAAGAAATTGAGCGTATTAACTTAGAAAGTATGCGGCATAGATCTATGGATGGTATGTTGTATGATCGTGAGAAGAGACAGGTAGCAGACCAATTAGCGGGAGTAAGATTTAAGGAATTTCCTCTTCCGAAAGACTCTGTTTTACTTGATGAAGATGAACATCCTATGCAGTTTGCTTACTTGCTATCGCGCAATGCTCCTACAGACTATCCCTATATGATTAGAGCATCAGACGGAGTTCATTGGACTCGACCACACATTATGATTCCATTCACTTATGATAATGTGATAGTGGGCAGTACAACAAGATTCTTAGATGGAAAACAACCAGTATGGATCAATGATTTTCAGCCCGGATATGTATTTGGTACTGATTTACAAAAGCATAATTGGCAATATGTAATAGTAACTGAAGGTATATTTGATGCACTAAGTATTAATGGATTGGCATTGATGCACAATACAGTAAACGACAAACAAGCTAAATTAATAAGAAATATAGGCAAAGAAATAATAGTAGTACCTGACCAAGACAAAGCTGGACTAGAATTGATAGACCGCGCTGTAGAATTAAGATGGGCTGTTAGTATTCCCATTTGGCCAGAAGGCATCAAGGATGTAAATGATGCTGTGTGTAAACTAGGTAAAGTAGCAACGTTACTTACTATATTACAGGCCAAAGAAACTAGCAAGATTAAAATTGAAATAGGGAAGCAACGACTTGTTAAACGATTACGGAATTGAAACACAAAGATTATTTTTAGAAATGATGTTACAGGATGCTGAATCTTTTGTTCGTATACAAAATATTTATAATCCAGAAAATTTTGATCGTAGTATTAGACCAGCAGCAGAATTTATTAAAACTCATTACCAGGATCACAGTACTATACCTATTTTAGCACAGGTATCAGCTACAACTGGCATAAAACTAAGTGAAATTCCTGACTTACCAGATGGCAGTTTATCATGGTTCATGGAGGAATTTGAGAAATTTACTCAACGCCAAGAACTTGAGCGAGCTATTCTTAAGTCAGCTGACTTATTAGAAAAGGGTGAGTTTGGGCCTGTTGAAAAATTAATTAAAGATGCTGTTCAGATCAGTCTTCAAAAAGACATGGGAACTGATTACTTTGCAAGCCCTAAAGATAGAAACGACAAATACTTTAATAGCGGCGGGCAAGTAAGTACTGGCTGGCCTAGCTTAGATAGAATTTTATACGGTGGATTTAGCCGCGGCGAATTGAATATTTTTGCCGGTGGATCAGGTTCGGGCAAGTCATTAGTTATGATGAATATCGCCATCAGTTGGCTAGAACAAGGACTAAGTGGTGCTTATATCAGTTTAGAACTTAGTGAAGAACTAGTTGGATTAAGAACTGATGCCATGCTATCTGGTATGTCAACTAAAGATATTAGAAAAGACTTAGATACATCAGAATTAAAAGTTAAGATGTTTAGCAAAAAAGCAGGACAGTATCGTGTTAAAGGATTACCTGCACAGAGTAATGTTAATGATATCAGGGCATATTTGAAGGAAGTTCAAGTACAAACAGGTATCAAAATTGACTTTGTTATGGTTGATTACTTAGATTTGTTAATGCCTGTGTCAGCAAAAGTTAGTCCCAATGATTTATTTGTTAAAGACAAATATGTATCTGAGGAATTACGTAACTTAGCCAAGGAACTTAACATATTATTTGTCACTGCAAGTCAGTTAAATCGTTCGGCAGTGGAAGAAATAGCATTTGATCACAGTCATATTTCAGGTGGTATTAGTAAGATTAATACAGCAGATAACGTATTTGGTATTTTTACAAGCCGTGCTATGAAAGAACGTGGGCGTTATCAAATTCAATGTATGAAAACTCGAACAAGTACTGGTAATGGGCAAAACGTTGAATTAGAATATAATGTAGAAACTATGCGTATTACTGATTTACCTGAAGAATCATCTCCTGTAAGTTCATTTAAACGTCCCAATGTGTATGATAGCATTAAACCGCAAAGTAAGGTAATTAGTAATGAAACAGTAGATCCGGAAACTGGGGAAGTGAGTAAAATCACAGCAGAAGTGCAAAGTAGTAAATTAAAATCCATGTTGGCTCAAATTAAAGGCAGCTAGTTTGAAACTTTATATTCGATATTGTAATAAATAATAAAAAGGTTCTAACTAAAATGCAAAAGAAAACCCGGAGTTTGTTGGAAGAATTAGATTCTATGTACATTGAGCATGATCAACGTCATGTAATTGAGAATCGTGCCAACAATATAATCTCCTCAGCAATTCGTTTATTAGAACAAATAGATGAGACATACACTCCTGAGCAAGCAGAAAACCTTACCCGTAAGTTAATTAATGCGATTAAGTTGCGAGATCCTGATAAATTTACACGCACAGTAAGGAAAACAGATGCAAATTCATGAATTAACTAAAGGCCCACAGCGTACAGACGAAGGAATTCTTGATGGGATAAAAGGTGCTGTTAAACAAGCTGCCACTTCAGTATATAAAAACAAAATTCAAGCCCCAATCAAAAACAAAATAAATTCTGTTGGGCAAGGAATTAAAAGAGCTGGCCAGGAATATACCGGAACTAAAATGGCAGCAGATGCCAATGGTCCGAATAATCCGTTTTTGACTAAAATGGCCGGAATTAAAAATGCTTATAATAACTGGGGTGACCAAGCCCAAGCAAATCAACAGAATAAAACACAGGATAAAATAAACAAAGATGCTGAGAAATCAGCCGCAATATTGGCTAGAAAAGGTTATAATGTCAACGGACAAAATCAAAACCAATCGTTAACTCCAGCTAAAGCAGGTACTCCTTCTAATATAAAAGCGCAGGCACAAGCCATGTCGCAATTGAAAAGTAACTTTATAAACACATTTGTAGGTCCGCAACAGGGTAATAATACACCTACACCGACTACTATGGCCAATGCACCTGCTAGTGTAACAAACAAAGCTAATCCTAATAATCCTAATTTTAAAGGTGTTCCTCCTGTTGCTAATACTATGGCAAATGCGCCAGTTGGTAAAACGAATACAGCAAAGCCTGGTAATCCTAATGTAACAACACCTCCGCCGGCGGCTACTAATATGGCAAGTGCGCCAGTAAGCAAAACGAATACAGCAAAGCCTGGTAATCCTAATTTACCAGCACCAACCCCAAAGCGCACAGGTGGAAGAGCAGCAGGGGCACCATTAAGTCAAACACCTAATGCTATTAGAAAACGTGCTGCAAGACTAAAAGAAGACGGTGAATTTCTTACTGAGCTTAAATCTATACAAGATTTTCCTGCATGGATTGATTCACAAATTCCTGGATTAGCAAGTGCAAAACAAGATCCGGCTATAAAAGCAAAGTTAGATCAAGCATTTTCTGCATTATCTGCCGCAAAAAATAATCCCGATGCATTATCAAAGGCATTTGATAATTATGTGGCAATAGCTAATCAAGCAATGACTCAAAGTGGGCAACAAGATACACAACAAGGTACACACCAAGTTACATCATCTTCTGGGGTTCCTCCGTCGCAACAAGATAGAATGAATGCAAATTTAACTAAGTTAATCCCGCCAGATACTGCTAAACAATTACAACAACAAATACGTAGAAAGGAATTGACCCCGGACGCATTGATACATTATCTTGAAAATCCAACCGGGTATTAATCATGAATAATATGTTTAAAAATGGCGACGGTCAATCAATTACCCAACGTATCAATCAAACTGATGTTAAGACAACGTTATCTTGGCTTGAGCAGATGGTGGATCTTGATTTAATAAACAATTTGTCTAATGCTGATGAGCATAGTTTAGGAAAATTAGAGTTAACAATAGACTCTAATAAGATATCCCCTGATCAACTAATGGCTGAAATAACACAATGGTGTAATAGCCATGAACTGAAAGCAAGAGAATATGTAAAAAACTCAGGTTCGAGAATTTATTTTAGAACTCCTATTAACGGCAATCCTGCTAATGGGTACGTACAAACTGATTTTAGTTTCGTGACACCTAATGAAACTCACAATGAATCAGATATAAACTTTTTATCTAGATTACGTGATCGCATAGTTAACCAAGGTATGCTAAAATTAATTGAATCAGATGAAGCCAAAATTAACGGTGGCAGAGCAAAAGGCATTGATCACATTGAAGATTTAGTATTTAGAAAAGGCACTAGCGGCATTAAAGATGCTTTGACACATATTAAACATTTGATTAATGATACTGCAAGTAGTGCTACCGTAAAATGGGATGGCAAACCAGCCATTGTATTTGGTAGAGATGACGACGGTGAATTTGTACTTACTGATATCAGTGGGTTCACTGCAACTGGGTATAATGGATTATTTACAAGTCCTGCTCATATTACTGAGAGGTTGTCTAATCGCGACAGTAAGTCAGCGACAATGGGAAAATTAGAGAATCGCGTAGAAGAACTTGGTCCAGTATACGAAATGCTATGGCCTATGTTAGAACAAGCTGTTCCTAGAAATTTCAAAGGTTTTGTACAAGGCGATTTACTTTATACTGAAACTCCAGATGAAGAATCTGGGGCATTAGTGTTTAAACCTAATACAATTGAATATAAGATTCCTGTTTCTTCTGATCTAGGTGAGGCAATTGCCAGTAGTCAAGTGGGTATTGCCATACATACTTACTATAAAGAACATCGTGCATCTAAGCAGCCTATTGGAAAAATGAAATTTAAATCAGTTCCAGGACTATTGTTAATTGAGCCAGTTAAACCAAAAGAAAATATTAAACCTACTGATTCAAGTTTACTTAGAGAATTACGTGAGTTATTAAAAGAAGGTGGAGCGTCTATTGATACATTGTTTAACCCAGCAGAACTTAGACAATTACAAATCAGTGACTTACCTCGGCTATGCGTAGATTATATTAACAGCATAGTAAAAGATGAACTTGAGTCTAATTTTGATATTGATACATTACTCCCGCAGTTTGGAGAATGGTTAAAAGATCACGTAAGACCAAGAAAATATAACAATATAGTAGAATACTTACAAAGTCCACGTTCTAATATGATGGGTATTAGTGCAGCATTTGCGGCGTTTGTATTGATACACGAAATTAAGCTAGATTTACTACAACAGTTAGATCGTCAACACCCTGGGCACGAAGGCTGGGTAATTGCTACTCCTGGCGGACTTACTAAATTTGTTAATAGATTCGGGTTTACTAGAAATAACATTCAAAATAACGCATAAATCTAAACCAAAACCACACTTTTTTATCTTCTAACTAAATACTAGTAGGACCTCAGAGTCCATCAACTAGGAGATTTAAAATGGCATCAATTCCATTAGTATCAGGTGGTTCACAACCAGTATTCGCAACTGACACGCTTAACGGCCCACAGTTAGCAGCAAACGCAACATACGCACCAACCGGTGTACCAGTTAACTTCATGGGTCCAAAACTGGACTTCTTCGGAGTAGACTTGGGTGCTGATCCTTCAGCACAAGCCGGCGTTAACGGAGCAATCCAGACAATTTTACAAACTATTCAGCAAACAGCAACTATCGCAATTTATCAAGTTGCTGCTACTGCTAACGTTACAAACTTGTCATTAGCTGTATATCCAACAGCAGCTTACACAGCAGCTACATTGCAAGCAGCTATTCGCACATGTGGTTCGAACGTAGCTGGTACAGGATATGACGCTTCTGGTGCTACAGTAACAGACGTAGGTTTCCGTTTAGCTTCATCAGCTACAACAGCATCCTAATTTTAAAGTTACCTTTAAAAACACTAAACCCGCTTTTGCGGGTTTTTTGTTGAGTATATTTTTCAAGACTAAGTAATATTGCTCGTGTTTTAAACACACACATTCACACAAGGAGAAAACTATGAGCAAAACACCTTATGAGATTCGTCTCGAACTTTTAAAGCTGGCAAAAGATTCATTATATGAGCCAGTATTCCAAAAACGACAAAATCTTATGGACGAATTTATGTCCAAACGAGAAGTCTTTGTTGGAGTAGAAGGTCCTACTGAAGAACAGTTAGCATTACAGTTTCCGATTATGCCAGCTTTTCCCAGTACAGATATGATTATTGAAGAAGCTGAAAAACTTAATCAGTTCGTAAGTAAGCCATAATTAAAGGCCCCGCAAGGGGCTTTTTGTTGACACATATTTTAATTAGTTAAATACACATATATTATGATGGTCAACAAAATAACAGAGTTAACAATTTTTGAAAGTCCAGATGGCGGACGTACTGTGTATGTGCGTAAACCTGGTGAAGAAACGCGGCATTTGCACTCTAAAAATGAAATCCACGAAAAAGAAAAAGTTGAATACGAACGTTGGTTAAACATTTTTAATGCTAGACGTAATAACACAGCACTTAATGATGTATGTTTGCAAGCTGAAATATTGTATGAACTATCTAAGAATCCAGAATGAGATTCTCTTGCAAAACTTTATTTGACATTACTGCCACAGGTGTTACTGGACATTACAAATCTTCTCGTGTTCCGTTTAAAGATTTAGCAGATGCTGAAATAACAAATGAAATAGCTTGGAATAGATCTAGAAATCAACAACGTAACTGGGAAACATTGACACAATTGATAGGGTTACGTACTCAAATTGCTAAACTAGATCGTCCTGAAGAAAATTCGCAAGTATGGAGTTTTGAATTTGAAGTAGATGCTCC